TCGGTAACTTTAATGCTATGGAAGAAGGCAAGACGTTCGTGGTAGTGAACGAGTTAGATGTGAAGTTTAACAGCAAAGAGGGGCAATTGAATGACCTGCTCACCGAGGAAGTTGTTAAGATTGAGCAGAAAGGCAAGGATACTATTCTGTTGCCTAACCTTCGGCGGTGGTATTTCACCACTAATACCTCAGCTCCTTGTAGATTGAGTCGTGGGCAACGCAGGGTATTTGTGATTAGGCCACCTAAGGTTGGGGCAGATACTCGTGGAGCTTGGGGTATATGGGTTCGCGAAGTAGTGGCGAAGTGGCGTAAAGATGAGGCTGCATTAGGCTACATTCGGGCGTGGTTTGATAAGCTCTGGATGGAGGAGGGGGAGGGTAATTGGGATGCAACGGCTCCCGTTCCGCAGACAGAAGAGGGCGATGAGGCTTCCGAAGCGTCAATGACTAAGACGGATATCATAGCTCATCGGGTAGTGGAATACATACGGGGATGCAAAAATGGTTGGAGCGCAGTACATCCCGACTACAAAATAGTAGACAACAAGATATGGGGGCAAATTAATGAGATAGTGAAAGAGGGTGGCGGGTATGTAATGCAAAAGGAGCGTAAGCAGGAAGGTATAAATACCACTTTCACAGTATACGATACTGAGGCTAAATTGCCTAGAAAGCAAAAATCTAATGGAGGATACAGAGCGGATGTAGACGGGGATGAGGTAGCAATACGGGCGGATAAACTGAAGATTGCTATGAGAGAGATTAAGTACAATATACTTGGAGGTGATAGAGATGAAGGTTAGTTTCAGAAGAAAGTACCAAGAAATGCAGGCAAATGGTCGTATAGACACCAATGAGGTATGGATAGAAATAAATACCACGGAAGATAATACGGGTATTGTGCTACGTCCAGAAGAAAATGCGATATTGGCGGAATTACAGGGAAAGTCGGTCGGTCACCGACCTACCGACATCTAGGGCGACCTACTTGAGGAACCCTGTATAGACCAGCGTGGGAGATTGGAAGTAGGTCGGTAGGTCGTAGTAGGTCGGTAAAATACATATACTATGACAAAATAGAAATTTGTTTTTCTAGACTAATTAAATCCACCGACCTACCGACCTACCGACCTACCGCATATTATGGTGTAATACCGCCCGATTTCGTGTGATTTATCCCCTTATTAGGCCACCTCACCACAGGAGAAAAGTTTTAGCGCACCAGCCCACCAAATCTCATCAAAAGTTCACGAATGATTGATTCGTCAATGTTGGAAAAACAGCATGTGGACATGGTTGTGTGCTGTGTTGTGTGGTGTGAGGTTGAGACAACAAAAAGCCCCCACCGAAGTGGGGGCGTGCGGGTCAACGTCCTCCAGCATCCCGTAGGATGATGATGAACGCGACTATCGCCCCAATGATGAGGAGATAGTCGTGCATGTTACGCTACCTTCTTGACTTCGCTAGGTGCCCGCTCAGCCTTTTTCGCTGCCGCCAGGCCTTCACCCACGTTTTCCTTCTTCACCACTTCAGGCTTCGCGGCCTCAGGCACTACGGTGATGACGGAACCGAGGTCAGGGGTCACGTTTTTCGGCAGGTAGTGAGATACACCTTCGTGCTTGAAATAGACGTAGGTGGGAAACTTACCGCCGCCCGTTTGAGCTAGGGTGAGAGCCTTACCATCTTCACCCTTCAGGTTATAGTCTACCTCACCAACCTTCAGCACCTTCGGGGACTTCGGGAATTGGTACGTGAGGGCGGACACCACGGTATCGACACCATTGATTTTGACTGACACTTTCATGATACTCTCCTGAGTTCACGGGGTACACGTGGGTTAGCAACCGCTAACCACTGGAACCGCCTACCACCGTACTTATAATCATATGCTAAGTCGCTGGTAAAGTCGAATACTTATTTCTTATGATACTTAGCAAGTCCATAAGTAAAACTTATCAGGTCTCGGCTGGTACTCTCGTGCTGGCGGCGGGGCGGGTGGGGTTAGCACGTGCTTACCTATATTAGCATAAGCATATATAGGTTAGTGTCTGCTAACCTCGCGTCATACATTAGCCCCTGCTAATGTAGGTTAGCACATGCTAACCAGCACACACACCCCCTGGTGATGAGCTGGGGGTGTGGCTCGCGGCGGGCTTAGCACCCGCTCATTAATAGCAAAAAATCGTTTCACAAAGTACACACCCGCTCATTAATAGCAAAAAATCGTTTCACAAAAAATCGTTTCACAATTCCCAAGTACCAAGTATCAATGTCCAAGTATCAACTACCCACTAATATGTTCCTAAATCCACTTTACTTTCAACCGAGACCAGAGTATGGTACTATCTAGAATTGGAGATGTATCGAAGATACAGAGCTATGGCTGAGAACCTTGACGAGCTTGTCCCCTACAATGAATTGTCCCAACACGCTCAACGGCTGTTAGACAAGGGATTCCTGCGGCGTTCCCCTAAGATTGCCTCGCAAGCCGAAATCGTGGACAGTTTCAATGCGGTCTTTCAGATGATAGGGGGTGTCCCCCGCCTAGCCTTGTGGGCAGACCAGAATCCCGCCCAGTTTTACGCCATGTACTCTAAGCTACTCCCCAACGCGGCCAAGATTGAGTTGTCTGTCGTTGACGAATCCAATGTTAAAGATGTCCCCACCAGTGAACTGAAGAAATTAGTGCTAAGGACTGTCAATGGCGAGACTATCGACCAAACTTGACCCCCATGAACTAATCCATGTTCTGGAGAAGCGCGACAATGCCCGTGCGCACCTCGCTGACTATTCCCGCTATGTCATGGAAGTCACCCCCGCCGCGCACCATGAGTTGATATGCGAAGCGATTGACGAATTACTTGCTGACCTATACGATGAACTGATTATCCTCGCTCCCCCAGGCTCGGCCAAATCCACTTATACCTCTCTTGCCCTGCCTGGGTACTTCCTTGGTCACTATCCGAAGGGACACATACTGACTGCCTCCTACTCCGTTGAGCTGGCGGAGAAGTGGGGACGGAAGGTGCGTAACTACGTGGATTCGCCCCGATACAATGCGGTGTTCCCCGATACGACCTTATCCAAAGATTCCACCAGTGCTGGCCGCTGGGCAACTGCTCAAGGAGGTGAATTCTATGCTGCGGGTGTAGGTTCAGGTATCCTGGGCTTCCGCGCTGACCTTGCCCTGATTGATGACCCTATATCGGGCTTTGAGCAGGCGCAATCTATTACCCAATTGACGAAGATTCACGAATGGTATGAGACAGACTTCATTACCCGCTTGAAGCCGCAGGGTAAGGTCATCCTTATATGTCAGCGCCTAGCGCGCAATGACTTGGCGGGATACTTGATTGACCGCAATGAAGCCAACCCTACCCGCCGCCAGCGGATACTTGTGCTACCGATGATCGCCAACTCCCCTGATGACCCCCTTGGACGTGAGATAGGGGAGCGCTTGTGGCCAGAGTGGTTCACCCCGCAGATGGTTGCGGATGCTCAGCGGGATGAGTACAAGTGGAAGACCCTTTACCAGCAGGAGCCGCCAGCGGACACAGGCTCGTGGGCGGGCACTGATGACTTCAGATTTGCCCCCACGCCGAAGTACGACCCTGCTACCTACTCCTATTATGGACTCACTGACCTTGCTCTCTCAGTCAACACTGGAGACTATACTGTCCACCTTGTGGTCGCTGCCCATAAGCAGACCCAGGACTGTCATGTTGTCGACTGCTATCGCAAGAGAGTTGACCCTGATGAGTCCTCGGATGCAATGGTGGCCCTATCGCAAACCTACAAGCCTAGTGAATGGCTTATTGATGACGACAACTCCTCCAAGGTCTGGATGCAGCTCGTTGCTACCCGCGCACGTCAATCGAATGTACCCGTAATGTGGAAGCCCCTACCGATGCGGGGGCAGAACAAAGAAACTCGTGCCGCGCCGCTGCGTGGCATGTTCAAGCGAGGCATGATTTACTTTGATCCCAACAAACCCTGGACGAACGTCATTATCAACGAATGCCTACAATTCCCCAATGCGCTGGGACAGGGTGTGGACGATTGCGTTGACGCACTAGCCCTGATAGGCCGCAGACTAGCCAGCCTTTCCTATGCTGGTCCCAAAGCAGAGGCCAAAGTCAGGCCGACCCGATTTAACATGACCCTGAAAGACCTATGGGCTGACCAACCACGCAGGAGCGATAGAATATGAGCGAGCAAAGCACACCAGAGAACCAATTGGGCGGCTCCCAGGCCGGCAGAATTGATTCTATTGAGGCTACGCAGGCATCCACAACGGATGAATACAAGCGTTGGCGTGATGAAATCCATAATGCCGAGAAGGAGTTGGACAAGGACTATATCCAGCGAGGGCGCAATATCGTTAAACGATTCAAGGACGACAGAAAAGGTGCAATTGACCAACTTGACAAGAAGTTCAACTTATTCACGACCAACGTCGGAATCATGCAAGCTGCGCTCTATTCAAACATCCCTAAAGTCCTTGTTGAGAGGAAGTTTCACGACGCGGATGATGATGTTGCGCGGGTTGCGGCAAGTATCATGCAGCGAGCCATCACTCAGGACTTGGACGAGACTCATTGCGACTTCTCTCAAGTCATGGAAGACGCCATTGAAGATAGGCTTGTTCCAGGAGCGGGTTTCGCGTGGCTCCGGCTTAAAGTGGAAACTGAACAGGTGCCGCTACCTGTGCCGGAACTTCCGCTAAGCATGTCAGGTTCGGATATTGCCGAACCGCAAGAACCAGAAATGGTTGAAAAGATTACCGACCAGGAAATCATTGTCGAACACGTCCACTGGGAGGACTTCCTGTGGTCACCGTGCCGCACTTGGGCTGAGCGCCGTTGGATTGCGCGGAAGTGCTACATGGACAAGGACTCGCTGGTGGCGAGGTTTGGCAAGGAAAAGGCTGACAGAGTGGCGTTGGATTACTCCCCCAAATTGAATGTCGACCAAACTACCCCGCTCAATGACGTACTCAAGAAGGCTATTGTCTATGAAATCTGGGACAGACAATTCCGTAAGGTCATCTGGATATCAAAAGGATATGACGACCTGCTTGACAAACGCGATGATCCCCTACGGTTGGAAGGGTTCGAACCTTGCCCGAAACCGCTATTTGCGCTCACTACCACCTCCAATTGCGTTCCGACCGCAGACTATTATCTACTTCAAGACCAGTATAAAGAATTGGATGATGTCAATGACCGCATCTCCTCTTTACATCGGGCATGCAAGGTGGTTGGTGTTTACGACAAGGCAGCGGACGGCATACAAAATATGTTGGGACAGGCTACTGATAACCAACTTATTCCGGTAGACAACTGGGCGATGTTCGCTGAGAAGGGCGGCATCAAAGGCCAGGTCGATTGGTTGCCGCTGGACATGGTGGTATTGACGCTGGAAAACCTCCGCAAAGCGCGGGAAGACATCAAGGGACAAATCTATGAACTCAATGGAATTTCTGACATTGTTAGAGGCAGCTCAAAGGCGTCAGAAACTCTTGGAGCACAGCAGATCAAGGCTCAGTTTGCCAGCATTCGCATACAGAGGCTCCAAGCCGGTGTGGCTAGATTTGCGGGTGAGATATTCCGCATCAAGGCTGAGATACTGGCCAAGCACTTCACGCCCGAAATCATCGTTAAGATGTCAGGTATCCAGTATACGGAAGATGCAAAGACTCCAGAGCTTATCCAGCAAGCAATGGCGCTTGTCAAGAACGAGGAAGAATTCGAGTGGCGCGTGAGTGTTGACTCTGACTCCATGAAGATGGCGGACTATGCGCAAGAGAAGAAGGAGCGCACTGAGTTCGTGACCTCGGTATCTACATACCTACAATCTGCGGCCTCCATACTTGAAACTCAACCAGATGCCGCCCCGCTCATTCTGGGACTACTCAAATATGCTGCCGCTGGGTATTCTGGAAGCAAAGACATTGAAGCCTTAATTGACAAGACGGTCAATGATGTCGAAAAGAAAATGTCCCAACCGCCAGAACCTCCCCCACCTGACCCGAAGATTGAGCAGATGAAGGCTCAGCACGAACTGGATACCGCCGCCGCTCAACAGGATGCTGCTATCAAGCAGCAGGAAGCCAACCAGAAGCAGAATGCCGCTAATCAACAGTTGGTGTTCGAGCGTGAGAGTCACGTGCAGCGGATGGCCTTCGACCAAGAGGAACATGCCCAGAAGATGCAATTCATGAGGGAGGAAGCAAGTGCAAGAGCAGAAGCAATCAGAATTGCCGCCGCAGCCAAGCCCGCCACCAATTCCGACTAGGCCGTGCTTCGCTTGTGGAAGGATGACTAATGAAACTCAAAGTATACACGGCGTGGGTTGTCACGGGTGCTACAAAGGCGCGAAGGCGCGTAGTGTCGGGTCTACAGTTGCACAAGAAAGGAATGTCAGCCCACTTTAAGTCAGCGCCAAGGATTAATGGTGATGCGCTTCTTTTGGATATTCGGCAATACAGGAGATTTTTGAATGGCTAAACGTAGCTTTGTTCAAGTGAATGGAGTGCTCTATGAACGAGGAGTTGACCAAATTCCTGAAGAACAGGAAAAGGGTGGATTTCCAACTATTGTTGGAGATATTGAGCCTTTTGTTTCTATCGTCGATGGCTCTGTTATTTCTAGTCGCCGTGCTCTACGAGAGCATAACGCTCGCAATGACGTAGTTCTGACCGCTGACCTGAAGGGGTTGCCGGTCAAGAAGGCAGTTGAGGAGTACAAGGTCTCCAAGGAGGAGCGTGAGCGCACTAGGGAGTTCATTGCATATCAAGTTGGAGAGAAATTACGCAGATGAAAATCATAAATCTCAGCATTACTCCGGTATGTCCTGATTGCGGCAAAGTCATGTTATTTGGCTTCTTTGACCACAAGAAGCCAACCATTCCCGTCCACTGTGAAAACTCGAAGTGCGAGAATCACAACATCATGTTTGAAATTGATTTACCAGTCGTTGAAGCGCGTCTAATGTTGGCTAACTAATATAAGGAAAATATATCATGAACCATAAGTACAGGAAGTTGCCGGTAGTCATCGAAGCATTTCAGATGACCGAAGCTCGCCGCCAAGATAATTCAGAATGGCCGGAATGGCTTAATAAGGCATGGCAAAAAGAGGCTCTTGAAGAAGGGGCTGTATTCCCCAAAGACTATCCTGAATCTAATGGTCATGATTTATTGTGCGTTACCACCCTTGAGGGTATCCACCTGATTAATTGGGGGGATTGGATTATCCAAGGGGTACATGGGGAGATTTACCCTTGTAAGCCAGAAATTTTTGCAGCAACCTACGAACCAGCATAAGGAAAATATATCATGGCAGAAGAACAGGCAACACCATCCCTTCGGGATTCCATCAATGACGCGATCGCTGAGGTGGACGCGCCAGAAGTTGTTACCTCAGCTCCCGAAACATCAACAGTTACGGAGACTCCAAATGAGCCGACCACTACCGAAACCGCCAAGCCAGAAGCCGCACCCGTGGCGGAATCCGTTGAAGCCAAGCCCGAAGTTGTTGACGAAGTTCCTGTTCTGGGCGAAAAGCCGGCTGATAAGCCGCCTGCTTCCTGGAAAGGTGACGCCAAGAAGGTCTGGGGCGAATTACCCGAAGCCGCCAGGAATGAAGTGGTCCGGCGGGAGCGACAAGTTGACCAAGTCCTAAAGGAAAGCGCAGATGCTCGCCAAAATGTGGAAGCGATTAACAATGTGGTCAGCAAACACGCTGACCGCATTCGTGAATGGAATGCCCCAATTCCTGTGGTATTTGAAAATTTGCTCAATGCTGACCGTATTTTGTCTACTGCTCCTGTGGCTGATAGAGCACAGTTCATGGCCCAGCTTATCAAAGATTACAACATTGATATCTCTGCTCTAGATGCGGCATTATCCGGCCAGGCTACCTCTACCCAGGGACAACAACCCGACGTATCTGCTCAAGTCAAACAACTATTGGCTCAGGAGCTTGCTCCCTTCAAAGAGCGTATTGCTGCCGAAGAAAGAATGCACCAAGAACAGGTATCGCATACCATTGAGACAATGTCTGCAGACCACGTCAATTTTCCATATTTCCAGGATGTACGGGAAGACATGGCTGACCTCATAGAAATAAAAGCGGCGCGGGGGGTTTACTTGTCGCTCGAACAGGCGTATAGTATAGCTACTGGAGGCAATCCTACGGTAAATGCTGCAAATCAGGCCTTACGTGAACGGACAGCAGCTCTTGAAGCTGATGCCACCGCGAGAAAGGCCAGGAATGCAGCGGCAAGTATCGGGGGTTCTCCCGCAAGTCTAGCTGGTGGTGCAGACCCCAATGATTTACGGGGTACCATCGCAGCAGCAATGGAAGGTGGCAGGGTTTAAGAGACACTCCCCAATAGAGCCAGTCTCCTTGAAGTAAGGTTCCCCACACAGGAACCGCGTTAGAGTGCTACGGCACCCACTAGCAAGATATGTGGAACCTTAACTAACTTTATTTCAAGGAGATATACCATGGCATTTCCCTCAGCCATCAGTGATATCATCGCAACCACCATCCAGAATCGTTCTGGCGTGATTGCAGACAACGTCACGAAAAACAACGCGCTTCTGACCTACATCAAGCGCTCCGGCAACGTCAAGAAGTTCTCTGGCGGTAACGTCATTTTGCAAGAACTGTCCTTCGCTGAAAACGCGAATGCAGCTTGGTACAGTGGCTATGAAACTCTGCCGATTGGCGCTGCTGACGTTATCAGTGCTGCTCAGTACGACCTCAAGCAAGCTGCTTGCCCAGTGACCATTTCCGGCCTGGAACAACTGCAGAACGCTGGCAAGGAACAGATCATCGACTTGCTGGAAGGCCGTATCTCCGTTGGTGAGTCCACGATGGCCAACCTGATTGCTGCCGGTATCTACTCCGACGGCACTGGCTACGGCGGTAAGGAAATCACTGGCCTCAAGGCTCAGGTTTCCGGCACCCCGACCAACGTGGTCGGCGGCATTGACCGTAACACTTCCATCGGCACCTTTTGGAAGAACCAAGTGCTCGACCTGTCCAGCTCCTCGCTGGCTGCTGCAAGCTCTTCCAACATCCTATCGTACCTGAACCTCCTGTGGGGTAAGCTGGTGCGCGGTATGGACAGGCCGAATCTGGTGGTCATGGACTCGGTGTATTGGCAGTTCTACGTCAATGCCCTGCAAGCCCTCCAGCGTTTCACCAATACCACCGATGCGAACAGCGGTTTCGTCACCCTGAAGTTCATGGATGCAGACGTTGTGTTGGACGGTGGTATCGGCGGCTTCATGCCAGCTTCTACGGCGTACATGCTCAACACCAAGTACCTCATGTACCGTCCGCACCGTGACCGCGACATGGTTCCGCTGTCTCCTGGCAAGCGTTATTCCGTCAACCAAGATGCGGAAGTGCAAATCATGGCATGGGCAGGCAATCTGACCTCCAACGGTTTGCAGTTCCAAGGCATCCTGCAAGAGTAACAAGGGCGGGGGCGCAAGCCCCCTTCTTTGTAACCGGAAACATAGGAGGCTATCATGGCAGTAAAAGGAGCAACATACGCGGGAGCCAACATCGCCAATTCGGTGAAGGGCGGCATTCCCATTCCAGCAGGTGGTACAGGGACTTCTGGTGGTTCAGCGGCTCCTGATGTACCTGTCAATCAACCCGCCATTGGCGGCTACGTCCAAGAAACTGTTTACCCTCGTGGGCAGACTAACTACATGGGCGTGGACACCAAAATCGCTTACGACACCAATGTCTTGGGCGAAGGCAATACCGACCCATTCATCTCGTCTGCTCCCCAACCGGACTGGATTTGTCCAATGGACGACAATGCCGTAACTGGCGGAATCGGTCAGTGGGTGAAGTCGGCATCGGCCTTGATTCCCACCGACAAGGTGACCATCGCTCTTGGTGTGGCGACCAAAGACAATGCAGCAGGCACTCACAATGTCTATGCAACTGTCAAGGTAGGCCAGTTCTTCTGGGCACCTGCGGTAGCTTGATATGCTTCCAGGACGCACAGACGCGCAAGGCCGCCTGTTCGTAACGACAGCGGCTATTGCGGCAAACGCAACCTACCAAGAGGGGATTCCAATATCTCCTCTTGGGCAGGTTTACGTTGATATCAATACTCCCCAAAAGTTCGTCAACGGCATTGGGGTGACCAATGCTGGAAAGATGTGCATCAATAATGTTGGTCCATCTGTTAATTGGCAAGCTGGTATTCCGCTGGTTGATGGGGGCGCTATCTTCTGCCAATTGAACCAAACACCGAATGCAAATGACCCCTATGTAGGTGGAGTCCGTATTGGCCCAAATGGTGGGGTCTACATCATTGACTCTACCCCAGCGGCTCCGGTCAATACAACTCCTCCTGTGCTATCGGGAACTGCCGCCGTGGGTCAGAAACTAACCTGCACCCCTGGAGTGTGGACAGGTACGCCCAATCCATTCCTGACCTATCACTGGGAGCGAGATGGTCAGCATGTTGGCATTGACAATACTATTGAATACTTGGTTACTTCTGCTGATGTAGGCCATGGAATCGCCTGCATTGAAAATGCGAACAACTTGGTCGGGTCTAAGGAACTGGCCACCAACATAATCTCCATACCATGAACGTCCTACAGGGCAACAATGTCAGGGTGGTGCAAGGAGTTCCCAAGGCCAGCGACTTTGGCTCCAAGAATGGCACCCCCTTGGTCATCGATGCTATTACTGGGTTCGCTTACTTCATGTTTGGGGATGCAATTCTTCCCTTGCAAACCACGACTGTTGTTCCTGGCGCAAGGGCTTTTTCCAGCGGTTTTGATAATGGGTACTACTAATGGCTAGAAAGTCATTACAGGAAGTAATTGCTGAAGCAGCCACGGTATTCGCGGACAACAATGTCGGTGCGATTACTCCCCTGTTGCTTCGCACTTGGATTGGCGACCTTATAGGTGCCATTCGTCCTGCCTATTGCTATCTATCTCGTCTTGGCCCAACGTCCCAAACTCCGCCAGCATCTCCGGCAGTGGCTCCTTTGGTATTCGATTCTGGTGCTCTATCGCCAGTTGTTGACTATTCGTTTACCGCAGCCACGGGCACGATTGTACGCAGTGAAAAGGGGACTACCAGATTCACATTTACGGCCGATATATCCCCAACTGCCAACGCGAACAACTTGCTGACGTTCACTCTATTCAAGAATGGGGTGGCGACTCCTTGGAAGCAATCTGTAATGTTGACTGCAACGGGCGTGACAGAATCTGTAACCTTGTCGGCTATTGAGTATCTGAACGGTATCGCAACCTATCAGATGCAGATATCAGCATCCGCAGCAGTAGCAATGAACTTCTCCAATATGACCTTCGTGGCTGAAACAGTGCCAGTTTGGGAGTATATATAATGCCTAGCAAATCACCAGCGCAAGCTCGTACAATGGCCGCAGTCGCGCACGGCTGGAAACCACCTGCATCCTCTGGTATCAAAATTCCAGTCGGTGTAGCTAAAGAATTCAACGCAGCAGACAAGGCCAAGCACATGGCCAAGGCTCTGCGTTGTAAGTAAGCGAGAATGGGATGGCTCGCTACCCATCCATCCCACGAAAGATAAGGATAAAAGTCATGAACGCGATACAGCCAGCAGGAGGCTTCGACCCGATTGCGGGGTATGAGGAAGCAGCAGTAATGGAGGGTGAGGGACGCTATGCCCTCGACAAGAACTTGCACGTTGAGTTCTTCCGCCGCCCAGTCTTTAACTCAGGGAAGTCCAATGAAGCTGGCCGTCCAGTTTATGACGAGGCTGACTATGTGATGATTTACGTCAGCCGTAATGCTTCCCATGTCGAGAAGGTCAACGAGCAAATCAAGCAACGGTTTGCTACTCGCTGGGCGCGATACCAGCAAGGTCTCGACCAAGCTATGACCGGCACTCCTCTGGAGCAGTGGCCGGCAATGTCGGTTTCCATGGTTGCCAATATGAAGGCCATGAAAATCTTCACGGTCGAGCAACTGGCTGACTTGGACGACAATCGCGCCCAAGAGTTCATGGGTAATTTCGACCTTCGCAAGAAGGCCAAGGCGTTCCTGCAACTGGCTAAGGATTCTGCCGCCAATGATAAGTTGGAAGCGGAACTCAAGAAGCGCGACGATGAACTGGCTGAAATGCGAGCCATGATTCAAGAGTTGCAGGCCAAAGATGCTGCACAGCTAGCTTCGGATAAGAAACCTGCTGCTGAGGTGAAAGGCAAATAATGTCAAATACAGCCCTGTGGATTGTTCAGCAAGCAGCAAGTGAACTCGGCTT